CACTGAACAAAAGGAATATGTTCAGAATCATGGAAAGATCCGCGATCGCATTCAAATTTGTGAGCATAACCGAGTCGCAAGCACTTGCTCTGCCTGTAAAGCAAAGCAAGATGAGGAAGACTTCGCAGCAGAGCCTAGCTTTACACCCGAAGCTTTTGAAAAGGCGTGTGATACTGCTCTTGGGTATGAACCTCATGTTGGAGTTGAAGCCGCAGTTACCTACATTTGGCGAGCTTTATTCAATCGCCTCACGTTGTGGTTTGCTCCACGTTTCATCCCGTTTGCCCGTTATGTTTATGAGATGTCAAATGAAGATTTGCAGCGCCGCATAGCTGTCTTGCACTATCTAAGTCTCTATTCCGTCTTCGATTGGCTGCCTGATTGTGTAGTCGATTCCGAAGCTTTCGGAAAGTTCTACAGACTGTATCATACGAAGACCATCTTATTGCAATATTGGCAATTGTTGACCTTTTGGTTCCTTTCCTTTGGATTGTTTTTCCTTGGGAAGCGAGTTGGATGGACTTTCAATTTGCTTCTCATTTGGCCCTATCTTGTTTTGTGTGCCACTGATGTTCAGACTCGATTGATGATGGAGTTCCGCGATCGTCGCGGAGCGCTACCAGCTGCGTTTACTCGAACACGTGACAATTTCCTGAAGTATGCCCTCGCTGGGTGTTTTATGTTGACAGGAATGGCACTTTGTTACAAGATGTATAACTCTGGTAAATCTATCATGGAACCCCAGGGAAACATCATGCCAAAGTCCATGAAGGACATTGAAGAACGAGATGCAGAAGCCAGCCCGTGGGGTGAGGCTGTGGCAGAAGAACTGCCAAAAACTTACAGTAGCAAGTGTATTGTCCCTGACCGCTTGCTCAATAGTGTTGGAAAGAACTTGCTCTACATGAGCTATGAAGATGAAGGTAAGACGAAATTCGTCAATGCCTTTTTCACAGATTCCAACATGGCCTTGATACCATATCATGTGCTCACTGACGATGCGAGAAAGTATACCTTTTATCGCAGAGGAGCACACATCTCAGGATCTCGATTCCACGAGATTCTCTCCCGTAAAGATGTGGTTGATTGGGCGGACGATGATATGTGCACAGTCCAACTGTGTAATTCATCGCCCGCAAGGGACCTACGCGATTATCTCGCGATCGAATTGCCAGAACGTGTTCCGTTCAAAATGGCTTGGAAATCGAGAGATGGCGAAATCCTCACATACCGTGGTGTCGCAACCTTGAAGAACGTGAATAATGGGGTACGCAAGTTCCCTGGATACACGTATGATTTGGATAAAGACACCTTCCGTGGAATGTGTGGTGCTATTTTGGTTAGTGACACCAAGGCACCTCAAATTATTGGTTTCCACATTGGAGGTATTTCCGGTACACCAAAGGGGTGTGCTATCGCGCTGACTGCTCCAAAAGTGCAGAAGAATACCACTAAGTATTTCGATGAGCACGTTTCCGCACTACGACATATCAATGAAGGAACTGTGTATGAAGCTCACTATGGAATCTCGTGGTTTGAAGGTGAACAGATTCATCCCAAATCTGGTCTCAACTTTCTCCCTGCAGACTCAAATATCCGATATTTTGGCTCATGCATTGGATGTGCTACGTATTATTCAGAAGTTGTTCCTACACCAATCAGTGCAAAAGTAACTGAGGAGTGTAATTATACTCAAGAATATGCTGGCCCACATTTCAATGGCGCCAAAAATTGGTATGAATCTTTGGAGCACCTCGCCCAACCGGCAATTGGGTGTGAAACCTCGCTTCTTGATTGGGCTGTCAATGACTACTCCAATCAATTGGATGAAATTCTAGAACTTGAAGGCATCACGGAAGGTGTGAAACCTCTGACCGAAATTGAAATTGTTTCTGGGCAAGATGGTAAACGATTCGTTGATGCTATGAAGCCGAACACTGCACCGGGTTACCCTCTGACAGGTCCTAAGAGAAATCATATGATAGATCTTGAGCCGAATGATGAGCATAATTGCCCACGCACATTCCATCCCATGATTTGGGAGGAAGTACGCCGTGCAAAGACTGACTGGCAACAGAGGAAGCGAGTATATGCCATGTTCAAGGCATGTCTCAAAGATGAACCTACCAAAGTTGAAAAGACTAAGGTACGTGTTTTTGAAGCTGCTCCTCTTGTGTTGCAGATTGTTATCCGAGAATATTTTCTTCCTCTTGCGAGATTGTTGTCCATGTTCCCACTTGTTTCTGAATGCGCAGTAGGAATCAATGCGATGGGACCTGAATGGCACGCTCTGCAAGATGAGATCAAGAAATATGGCATCGAACGTATTGTTGCTGGTGATTATGCCAAATATGATCTTCGAATGAGTGCCAAATTGACCTCAGCAGCTTTCAAAATCCTGATCATCTTCGCTGAGAAGATTGGATATTCCAAAGAAGACTTGGAAATGATGGAAGCAGTTGCTACTGAAGTAGTCTATCCCATGGTGGCCTACAACGGAGACGTGGTCATGTTTCAAGGATCCAACCCCTCCGGTCAAAACTTGACAGTTTATATTAACTCCATTGTCAACTCTCTGCTCAACAGAATTGGGTTCCGTATTATCTATCCAGAGTACAAAGGAACTTTCAAGGCAGCTGTTGCATTGATTACATACGGAGATGATTTCAAGTCATCGGCAAATAAGAAATTCCCTGAATTTCACCACATCACTCTGGCTGAAGCTCTGGCTTCCATTTAAATTAAAACCACTATCCCACACAAAGACGCGACCCCCGTCCCATTCTTGAATGACGAGAATTGTGACTTCTTGAAGAGGCACAACCGTCTGCACGAGGTGGGGTATTATCTGGGAGCTCTTGATGAAAATTCTATTCTCAAATCACTCAAGGCTGTCTTAAAATCTAAGCACGTCACGCTCCATGAGCAGAGTGCGCAGAATATTGACGGTGCCTTGCGAGAATGGTTCTTGCATGGACGTGAGAAATATGAAGAACGACGCAGTCAAATGATCCGTGTCGCAGAATCTGAGCAAATTTCCCACATGTGTTCTATGTTGGACAAAACCTTTGATGATTGCCTCGAAGTATGGAAAAGCAAATACGACCCGGATGCTATGATCTCCGAGTTTGATTTCGTTATTCCTGAGGAAGAAGAAGACATTGTCTATGAACCGCATTCCGGAGAGGAAGAATGCGTTGAAGGAATCGTGATCGACATTGAAAATCTTATGCAAGTTGAACATATCTGCAAGGATGGAAAGTTGTATTACTGGTTCTCCCGCCTCCCAGGCCCTTTGCCACCAACCGATTGGTTGAAAGTGTGGCTTTGGTGGTATCGATTCCTTATCATGCCAATTGGAATCCTTATCATCGCTTTCATGATTTGTCACATGGTTTTCCAATTTCGTGTGCTTATCAAGCTCCAACAAAGGCGTCACGCGGCCCAGAAAGCTGCTGACCGCGAGTTGATCGGATTATATTACACTGCTCTTCGCAGAAATCCTCACTTGCTTCCCCGAAGACGCTAATTTCGGAGCATTGCCTCGGCACGGCATAAAACTGGTCCCTCCGTCCGTTTCATAGTTCGGACGTTACGTTAAATCTATGGGTGTATGTATGGTTACGGCTACATATTGTATTTTCCGTCTTGTATTAATATTTGTGGAACGCTTCATATACCGTGGCATGGGCCCCGTCCCATACCCCTATTTAGGGGAGCCTCTAGCCAGGGCGACCACAACACGGCTACCGGGATCGAACTAATGCACTCACCCGGCTGTATCATAAATTGTATTACTAGTTTAATTAATAATAATCTTAATTCATACACACAAGCACCAAAGGATGCGAAAGAATCCATCGTGTCATTTTCTCATGGAGACACGGCCTGGAAGACCACCATTAACTCAGTTATGGACTCAACACGCGACTTTGGTTACTATGGAGACGCAGATCTCCAAGAATATCTGCGCCGTCCAGTGAAGGTCCTAGACCAAGCCTGGACTGTGACTGCTGGCTCAATTGACGTAGAGATTGATCCATGGACGCTCTTCATCGAAGACCCAAATGTGCGTAAGCGCATCGAGGGTTATAGATTGCTCCAAGGAAATCTCAACATTCGCGTTGCCATTAATGGAGGACCTCTCTACTACGCGAAAGCCATTGCTGCCTACGAACCTATGCCCAGATGGAATGAACACAAATGGGCAAGCGGCAAGGCGTATATCCAGCAATTGTCACAATATCCTCATATCTATCTCGACGCAACCACCTCGGAAGGAGGTGAAATTTGTTGCCCGTTCTTCCACCATAATAACTGGATTGATCTCATTGGAGATGGATATAAGGACATGGGTGCGTTGAAAATCGTATCCATGAACGACCTGCTTCATGCGAATTCTGCCACAGGACATGTAAATATTTCCGTTTATGCTTGGATGGATAATGTCCGTCTGGCGGCGCCCACACTGGATACATATGCTACATATGTTGCTCAATCCGGAGTGGAAGCAGAGTACGAGCCCCATGCTGGAGACGAATATGGAACTGGAATTATTTCCAAGCCTGCGTCGACAGTAGCCAAAGTGATGGGGGCTCTGGCAAATATACCATCACTCAAACCCTATGCTCGCCCCAGCGAAATGATCGCCGGAACTATTGGCCGTGTGGCCCACATTTTCGGATTTTCGCGCCCAACCATTGTTACTAATCTCGAAAGAGTAAAGCAAAAATGTACGGGCAATCTTGCGAATGTTGATCAACACGAAGCCGTGACTAAACTGTCTTTGGACAGTAAACAGGAGCTCACGGTAGATCCTCGGACTGTAGGACTTTCAGACGTGGACGAAATGGCTTTTGACTACATTAAGCAGAAAGAAGCCTATTTGTGCACATACAATTGGTCCGAGAGCCATGCTGGTGGAACTGCATTGGGAAGAATTGTGGTTGGTCCCGAAGCCGCTAATTATGACGGCACTTTGACTTATCCCACTCCGATGTATACGGTCACGTTACCGTTTGAAAATTGGAGAGGGAGCATCAAGTATCGCTTTCAGCTTGTCGCTTCGCAACTACACCGTGGAAGAATCCGCATTGTGTACGATCCGCACAATGGATTGTCGACCTCACCAGGTGAGAACGTCGTCTACTCCAGAATTGTAGATCTTGCTACGAATCGTGATTTTGAAATGGAAGTTGCTTGGAACCACGCAAAGAGTTGGCTCAATGTTTATAACATTTTAAATACCCAAACTACGGTCCATGACGGCACGTTAGCAACGAATGCTGTCTATCATAATGGAACTTTGCGTCTCGAAGTTGTCAATGAGCTGACTTCTCCTGATCCCGCTCTATCTCAACCGGTCTACATCAATGTTTTTGTGTCGGCTGGTGAAGATTTTGAAGTGGCGAATCCCAATGGAGAAGTATTGCGATATTGCGAATACGAACCACAAGGCGGGGGCGTTTATGAACCCCAAGCAGATGGTGAGGAACTCGTAGAGGAAGCTGACGGCATCCCGGAAACTCCTGCTCAGATCGATCCGATCGGTCATGAAGAGAGTTTGGATGCTCCGCATACTCATGTGTTTTTCGGTGAATCATTTAAGTCGATTCGGTCTCTCATTAAGAGATACTGTTATCATCAAGCTTACACCGACACTAAGCCTGAGTTTATCATCACTGAGACAAACTTTCCGGTTGAGCCCGGTCAAAGTAAAAGTCCTCGCCACCTCACGGCTGCTGGAGCCACGCCTCCATCCCAGCCGTACAATTATACGAATATGACATACCTTAATTGGTTCAAACCATGTTATCTTGGATGGCGTGGTGGTCTGCGATCGAAGTACTTTTCAATCGATCCTGGTGGCACATCAATGTGCGCAGTCACCCGATACTCTGAGCCCATTGCGCAAGCGGAATGTGGTCACAAGCAGTATACCATCTCGGACACAGAACTTATACACTCGAATGACGAGTTAGTGCAACTACTCGGTGCCTCTTCAGGCTCTGATGTGGTTCTCACTCACTTAGACGGAGCGTTGGAGGTAGAATTCCCATTCTACTGCACTTCGCGTTTTGCTCCAGGAAGAAAATTTCTGAACGGAACTGACGCAAACAAGTGGATGGGAAATGATTTCTACCATAAAGTTTTCGTGAGGTATGTTTCGACTGTCAAGCCCATGATGCGCTATGTTGCCGCTGGAGATGATTTTAGTTTCTTCTTCTTTGTCGGACAACCTGGCGTGTTGTATCGTGCGAAACCAGACAGTGGTTCACCAACTACCTAAAATGTTGGCAAATAGTCCCGGGCACCCCGGGAACGGCTAAATGTCGTTCAGGTGCAACTTATCACACTCTTCTTACTTAGAGTTTTAATACTGATATTCGAGTTGCCCCTGGCAATTCGATAATGACGTATAGTTTTTACTAGGTATTTAGGGTGCAGATTATATAGTTGCTGCTCTGTCAATTTAAGTAAGATTCATCACCGCATTGGTTAGA